GCTACGCAGAGTCTATTAATTCAGCACATGTAGCTGTTTCAGTATTGGCGAATGCAACTACTGCTCCTAACAATCGACCTATCGAAGTTGTTTCAGCAAGTCTCTCTGGAGGCCTATACGTAACATCTTCCGTTAATGACAATGATTATGTTGGAAGTGAAGCTTCACTATCTGGCCTAGAAGCCCTACCAGATGAAGTTAACATTGTAGTTATCCCTGGTATCAGAACTGAAGCTGTATACAACGGTATGTTAAGTCACTGTGAGCGACAAGCAGATCGAATGGCTATACTTGAAGCCCCTGGAGATAGTAGCACAGATACACCACTTGAATTAGTTGAACTAGTTCGTGATGAAGCTGCTTTAAATTCCAGCTATGGAGCTATTTATGACTATTGGATTTTAGTTCCTGATCCTGTAACAGGCATCAGAATCGCAGTCCCACCTTCTGGGCATCTAGCCGGTATGTATGCCAGAGTAGACGAAGCTCGCGGTGTGTGGAAAGCTCCTGCTGGCGTCCAGGATGGACGACTTTTTGGAGCCCTTGGAGTAGTTCGAAAGACTTCTCAAGCTGAACGAGATTTGATGTATGATAACAAGATCAACCCGATCCGGGACCAAGCTGGTTTCGGAGTTTACGTTGATGGATCAATTACACTAGCTCCTTTAGGAACGGATTTTGATCGAGTATCGGTCCGAAGATTGTTCTTATTTGTTGAAGAAAGTCTACAAGACGCTTCTGAAGTTTATAAGCATGAGCCTATTGACAGCAAGCTATTTGATAAAATGCGATCAAGCTATTCTTCCTTTTTACTAGACCTTTGGAGAAAAGGTGGACTAAGAGGAACTAAAGCTTCTGATGCATTCTTTGTAATAGTGAATGATAGCAATAACCCACCTTCATCTGTTAATAAACGACAAGTGAATGTAAAGATTGGTCTTGCAGCTCTACAACCAGCGGAGATGATCGTCCTTGAGTTCACGGTCGACAAGAGAGCCTTAAACGCCGAACTCGCATCACAAGGTTTAGTATAATAGGAGATATTTAACATGGCAAAAATGAATGCATCAGATGGCAGTCTACCTGCTTTTACATTTCGAGTAGTACTAGGCGACTTGTCAATCGGATTTTCCGAAATTTCAGGATTAAAACAGGAAACTGAAGAAATCCTTTACAGAAATGGCGACGAAGCAACTCGACAGCATAAACTCAGAGGCTTAACTACCTTTCAAGATGTAACCTTAAAACAAGGGTTACTTCGAGACGGAGTCGCTATACAAGAAGCTCTTACCACATTCAACATTGAATCTGGTACTGCACAAGCTTCCCAGTATGTTTATGGAGAAGTTCGAATTGTTCAAATGGACCAAAGCGGTGCCGATGTTCTTGAATGGACATTAGAAAATGCTTGGGTCAGTTCTGTTGAAATCGATTCTTATGATTCCAACTCTTCAGCACTACAGTTCTCTACTTTGACTTTGAAGCATGAAGGCCTACGCTACGCCAAGAAGTCCTAACAGACCTTTCTAAATATTATTGGGACAGAAAGACTCTATATTCTGTCCCAATCTGTCCCAATTCAGTTTAACATCATGCCTAAACTTACTTCTACAGTTCCTGGCGCAATTCCAGGTTTCATGTTCAGACTAGACGTACAAGGATTATCCATTGGACAAGCTTCCAAAATTGATGGACTTTCCAGTACGACAGACGTAGTTACATATAGAGGCGGAGCTGAGGGCGATACTCTTAGAAAACAAAAAGGGTTGACCCAGTATGATGATCTAGTTATCGAACACATCTATAAAGCTGACTTTACTACATGGGCTTCGCTGGGATTAGTATTCGAACCCACCGCAGGTGCATTTGGAATATCATCCCCAATTTATAAATTTACTATTATAATCACTTTAATGGATCATGATGGGAACGACAGGGTTCAATTCTTTGTGAAGAATGCTTGGATTAAATCTTATAAGATCAACAACTTAGATGCGAATACTTCAGCTTACGCAATCGAGCAACTCACTTTAGCTCATGAAGGTTTTTCTAGAATAGGTGTGGACATATAATGCCAGTATTCGAGACTTTCGATGATATAATTCCATCCTACAAATTCTTAGTAGAAATACCAGGATTTGGGTCCGTGAATTTCTCTGCCGTAGAAGGAATGGGTTTTACCCACAGAGTCCAGAAGTACATCTCTGGAGGCACTTTCCAGTCTGCCGAATTGTATCTAGGAACAGACTATCATGATGTGACTCTTCGTCGAGGCATGAGTAGGTCAGCACAGTTATACGACTGGGCTAATCATGCCGTAGCTATCTATGACGAATATTCACAGCAAACTGAGTTTGGCCACCAATCTAAACAACAAAGTGTAGTACTTCCACACACTTATAAGGTTGATGTAACTATTAGCCAGCTATCCGTAGCAGGCATTGTAATGAAAAAATGGGTGTTGACAGAAGCATGGGTAAGGGGTTACAATATCAGTAACTTAGATGCATCCCGTAGTGAACTAAGCTTTGAGTCTATCACACTATCATGTTCTGGAATTTTATCGGATTTCGCAGTAGACACTACCTCTCTTGCTGGAATTCTTGTCTAAGAAAGGAAAATAAATGGAACCTATTTCACAATTATTTCAGTACCGAGAAAAGGAAGTTGAACTTCCCAATGGGTACTTAGATTCTGACGGAGTACTGCATAGAGCAGTTAACGTAAGAGAACTTTCTGGAGAAGAAGAAGATATCCTTTTAGATGAAACTGAGTCAAAGAACGGCACCACAATCACTAATATTCTAAATAGAGTGTGTAAGCTTAAAGACAAACCCACACAGAAATTTGTCTCCGATTTATTAATGGTGGATCAACTGTATTTACTAGTACAGACCCGGTCATTGACATATGGAGATACATTCAAGTTTGATCAACTTTGTTCAAACCAAGCGTGCCAAAAAATTTCCAGAGTTAATCTAGAACTTAGTTCCTTGAAATTCCAAGGATCAAGTAACCCTAAATCACTTGAAGAGACTATAGAGTTACCAAATACCGGTGTTTCTGTCAGATTCAAGAAGAATCAAGGAAAAGACCAAGGAAGTCTACAAAAGATTCAAAAGGGTGCCAAAGACAAAGTCTCGCAGTTACTCATGTACAGAATTATTGAACTGACTAAAGAAGGTGTTGAATACCCTAAAATGGTAGTCAAATCTTTGCCGGGGGAAGACCGAAAATTTCTCCGTGAATTTATGAGAAAATCTGAGGGGGATGCCGAAACAATGATAGACTTTAGTTGCTATCATTGCAGGCATGAAATGAAAATACAACTGCCGTTTGACCAGAATTTTTTTTGCTTAACGGAGGACGTAGACTAACGTCATCCGATTACGGGAAAGATACATACTCCCTTACACTAGATATGGGAGCTACGACTTTGGACAAGGCAGCTTTCGACATTTCTTACCACATGCACACTCCCATAAGTGATGTCTATAAAATGCCCGTAAAAAAGCGGATGTTGTTCCAGGAATTTTTAAAAGAGCAAAAGACTTTTGAGAACCAGGAACTAAACAAAAGTCGTAAAAAATAGCAGGTGTATCAAAAGTGGAAAATCTAGAGCTTGGTATAAATATTACTATTAATGGCAACGTAAACCAAGCTGCCAACCAAGCCGCTCGCGCACTGGGGAATGCCTCCAATGCTGTACACAGGCTGAAAAGATCCTCTGATGGATCTCTGGGTAGTTTATTAGCCCTACAATCATCACTATTCGTCATAACTAAATTTGCAACTACTTTCGCCTCTTTCGGTTTTGGAATCGTAGGAGGGATAGTCAGTGCCTTCACTGCTGGTGTAAAATCTGCAGGAGAGTTTGAGAAATCTCTGGCCTTCTTAAGGGTTGCTACAGGAAAATCGTTCACTTTTGCAAAACAAGAAGTTAATCGCCTTGCTACATCTACGGACCTATCTACACAATCAATTGTTGATATGTCCAGAAGATTACTTGGAGTAGGTCTAACTGCCGACCAAGTTTTCAAAAAAGTAAAGGGCGCACAGAATTCAGGGATTGTAAATATTGCTGCGGCTATTTCCTCCCTATCCTCAATTGAACGTCCTAGAGCACTGGCCAGTATTGCGAACATATTTCAGGACTTAAGTTCTGTTAATAGACTATTAAATACAACTGTGCCACAATCCATTAAAGATGCATTTTCCTCCGCAGCGAATGATGCTGAAAAATTTAATATAGTACTAGGATTTTTAGATCAAAGATTTGGCGGCATCTTCGGTCCAGAGGGCCTAGGTGGAAGTTTCGTGTTTATTGCCACTAGAGCTTTCCAAAACTTACAGGATTTAATAAACAGAGCATTCTTACCTGCTCTAGAGAGTCTTACCCCTGTATTCCAGACTTTAGGAGCAGAGCTCACAAAGCTTAAAGACGACGAAAAATTTATTGCAGCTTTAAGCAAAACATTTGTCAGTCTTGCAAAAATAGCCAGTTCCGTTTTAAAGATCGTAGTACAAATCGGACTTGGCCTAGTAAAATTTATTGCAGCATTCCCAAATTTTACTACTGGAATTGTACTGACTACATTATTTGGGGGAGCACTTTTAGGTGTATTCGGCTTAATAATTTTCGGGGCGTCATCAGTAGCACTCCTCGGCCTATCTGTAGGAAAACTGACTACTGGACTGGCTGCTGCAAGCTCAGCAACGGGCCTTTTCGCATTAAATTTAAAAATACTACAGGCAGCCACTAATCCAGCCAGTATTGCACTACTTGGACTTGCACTGGGCGGAATCTTAGGGCTTTTACTATCAATAAATGAACTCCCCCACTTTATGGATAGATTTGGACAAGGGGCTAAAATGCTAGGGGTTACTCTAGGGACAATTATAAACTCTTTAATCCTCATTGTTTCTTTAATTTCAGGAATTGTAGGGGCCGTAGCGGGATTTGCTCTGGGCGGTATCCCAGGAGCTATTGCAGGAGCTCTCGGCGGATTCGGCCTAACATTTGCTGGATTAAGTGGCCTAACAGACTCTGGAGAACAACTTCAGAAGAATACCCTGCCTGTACAGCAAGAAACTTCTTCAATGACAAGAGTTTCTGGAGAAAGTTCAATGAACAGTAGTCTACTAGATTTAGTAGATTCTTTTCAAGAAATGCGCCAGGATCTTAATAAACTAGGCAACAGACCTATTGACATAAATAATAACGTCATGCTTGATGGTAAGGTTGTCTCAAACACAGTTAACCAAATAAATAAGACAGAGACTGAACGACTCGGATTTATCCTACCGCCCTAAGAGGTAATATGGCATACGATTTTACAAAATATCCTGCAAACAAAGTGACGATTCAACAAGTACCCTTGTCAGATATAACTCAAAAAGACCCGAGTGCTTTATCAATTGTTTGCTCTATTAACCCAGAGTCTATCAGTGAGTCAGTTGCGTTGAACATAGATAAAGTTCAACTGATAAACAACAACTTGCCAAGATCTATTGTATCTGGAACAAAGGGCCGGACTGTGACTTTTACTCTACTGCTTCATGGGATGGCAAAGCCAGGTACAGCAGGGTTAAACTTTTCTGGTGGAAACTCAAGCACTTTCATATCTGCTGCAACATCTTTGGTGCCGTTTTCAGCCAATATAATAAGAGGCATACAGACTATCCAGGATGTAATAGGTAGTATATCGAGTAAACCAGAGTACCCAACTCCACAGCAAAGTACAAACTACCTAAACGTAGACAAACAAATTTCAGACCTGTTTAAAATGCAAGTTCCTAAAGATGGAAATACTACACATTCACCAGTTAAGTTACTTGGATACCCTGTGTATGAAGGGATGAATTTTTACATAGAAAATATACAAGTAAACAAAAAATTCTGGGACCAACAACTCAGAACAATGTTTGCCGAAGTTCAAATTACCTTATTTCAAGTAGGCAAGAACAATCAATTCGGGAGATTTTAATGGCACTTATATTTGGAGGCAGTCGGTATCAGTATAAACCGCTTGAACAAGACGGCCCTGTCGTGCGAATCCCTTATTTCAAGGTAATTCAAAAAACGGACTATCCTGATAATATAACTATCAGACTAAAAGACTCTGATCGATTAGATACCTTGAGCTTCAACCTTTATGGCACCTCACACTATGATTGGGTTATAGCAGAATTCAACAATTTAAAACTGCCGTTTGAAGAATTAAAAAGCTTAGATACTATAATCGTCCCTTCCCCACAAACACTATTTAACTCAATACTGCCATCGCTTAAGAATGATTTTGAGTCACTAAGATAATGAGACCATATTTAGAATTATTAATTGGAAAAAATGCGAGTACTAATTCTAAAAATATTAGAAAGTCACATATCTTTGGGGGCTCTGGTGGATCAATCTTAGATACCCGTCTGGTAAATTTTCGTTTCGAAGAAAGCGATGGAGATGATATCGACAAAAATCGTAAGGGTAGAAAAGATATAGTATCCTTTACCTTCATCGATCAAGTCCCCGAGCTTCAAGGCTTTTTAAGTGATAGCAAGGAAATTGAAGTGGATGACCTCTTGTATATAAGGTATGGATGGATCATTGGCGACAAGGGCCAAAAAGTCCAACCAGACTTAGTGGAAAGAGAATTCAGAATTGTTAAGATAGAGCCCAAGTTTAATTCATCAATGAGTACCTTGACTGTTACAGCGTATGATCGGTCTGCTGATTTAGACAGATTCATAACATCCATACTGTTAGACACTAAACTATCTGATGGAAGAGGAGCTGGTGCTGCTGAGAAAACACCTTTTAAAGCCGCACTCATGGAAATTGCCCGCATTGGGGGCCTTGAGTTAGATGAATCGGGAAGAGTTATTTTCGAAGACGCGCAAGGTAATACAATTGTTGAACTAGGCGGAAACTTAGCTATTCCCAGAGAGTCTTTAGCCTCATACCTCAAATATCTTGCCGAAGAAACGGGCAGTGTTTTTTATGTCGAAAACCGACGCTTATTTTTCGGAGCTCGGAAGATGCCTTCAAGAGATAAAATTGCCGCTACAATATTAAGAGGTTCTGATAAAACCGTATTTGATGTAAAGTCTAAGGAAGATTTAAGAGTGGTCCCGTTGTTAGATATGTCGATTCAGAGAAAACTTGCAGTAGAAGGTGTTGCCTATAAGGTCCCTACACAAGATAAAAGAACGGGAGTCGTAGATGTCAGCCAAGTTTTAGCTAGTGAGTTGAGCCAGATTTTACTTATATCACTAGATATCGATTCAGGACAGCCGACTGTCCCTTTTAGACCGGCTCCTCTGTCCACAGAATACTCAAAACAATTGAACATACCAATTGGAAAAGCAGAGGAAGTTTTAAATGATGCTATCATAAGTGAACGAGTTGAGACTTTCTTTAGCAAACCCTCATTTTTCACACAGCAAGAAGTATCTACAATTCTACAACAGCCTTCACCTTCAGCAATGGAAAAAGCAGGCCAGGCTATCTTGAGACAAAAACTTACTGATTTGACGCTGAAAGAGACCACTGCAACTGTAAAGATTTTCGGTAACCCATTGATACGACATGGTAATTTAGTTAACATAGCCGGTAATATGCCCAAAAACTACAGTGGCACTTGGTATGTACAGTCAGTGGAACACGATATTACCCCGAATAATTACTTTACTACGTTAAAATTAATGGCTGCGTCACCAGAAAACCCATTCTTTAGATCAGACATTAAGAAATTTCAACAGAAAATTAACAAGACACAACAGAAAAAGCCTAATAAACTAGGCCGTATAATACCTGATGTGGCGAAAGGCCGGTAACCATGGCTGGGATAAGACAAGAAGGCAGAAGATATTTATTCGGGCTCTACAAGGGACTAGTGGCTGTTAATACAGACCCAGAGTCCAGAGGCAGAATTAAAGTAAAGATTCCAACTATTTGGAACCAACAAGTACACCCTACTTGGGCAGAACCTTCCTTTCCTAGTAACGAAGTATTTACTGTACCAACAGTAGGGTCTCAAGTATGGATTGCATTTGAGGAAGGAGATCCCAATTCTCCTATCTATATAGGATCGTTCTTGAAGTCTTCTGAGCCCCATGTGTCCGCTAAGAATGCCTCCCCTCTAAATAGAAGCATTAAAACTGCCAATAATTTAGAAGTAAGCCTCGATGATTCCATCAATGAAATACACATTCAAATCAAGGGAACTAATACCACTGCCAATGTTCTAGTACCAGGCCCTGCTACACTAGATGCTAAAGGCGAAGCATTTATGAAACTAGAAGAGGGTGGTTTGAAGCTAAATGCATACCAGCTCACTGTAGGGGTTCACCCGAAAACCGGAGCCACTATTAAGGATGTATGGACAATTGGATATGGCCACACCGGGCCAGATGTATACGAAGGACAGGTTATTGACGAAACCCAAGCAGATGATTTGTTTGCTGTAGATAAGACAGACTTCGAGACATCTCTATCAGCTCTGGTGAAAGTACCGTTAAACCAGAACCAGTTCAATGCTCTAATGTCTCTGGTATATAATATCGGAATTCCAAACTTTGCGGAAAGTAACCAACTTAAGTTACTTAATGCGGGTAAGTATACCCAGTCTGCCGCTGAATTCGCTAGCTGGAGGCTAGCACGCGGGGTAGTTTCAAGGGGGTTAGTGGCTCGGAGAGCCCGAGAACTGGCTCTTTGGAACAGCCCAAGTGCCGCCTCAGAGTCCTCAGACCCCCCCATTAAGATAATCTTACGTAAGGATGGCAACAAAATCATCCTAGATGCAGAAGCCATAGAACTAGGTGAAGGCGCAACAGAGCCAATCGTTTTAGGGGATAGCTTCAAGAGCCTTTTTAATTCCCATGTTCATAATTATATTCCAGGAAGTCCGGGCCCTACAACCACTACATCACCTCCGACATCATCCATGGGGTCAGGGCAATTGAGCGATATCAGCAAAGTAAAGTAGTAATATATGGTAGAATGGAGAGTATAATGTCAATAAGCAAAGCTTTTTTAGGGAGAGGTCTCAAATACCCGCTAAGTGTTGGAAAAGACGGCGATTTCTCTAAAAACAGAGACAATACTGACCAGGTCAGAGACTCTATAATCTTCTTGCTACATACTAGGATCGGCGAAAGAGTCCATAGCCCACTTATTGGGTCTAGATTGATGGACTTTAAACATGAATCTAATAGCCCCCAGCTAAGGTCATTACTAGCCCAAGAGATCCTCAGGACTGTGGAAACTGGGGAACCGAGAATTTCAGACCTACAAGTAAACGTGGAATCGTCACCAAATAATGAACGAGTTGTTTTTATTAAAATCAGCTTTACTGTAATACCGGAAAACGTAGAACAAAATCTTGTTTTCCCATTTTACCTGGATTAATTATGTCAAATTTAATATTAAATTCTGAAGTAAACTTAAGCACTCGTGATTTCCAAGGGCTAAGACAAGCGTTTTTCGAGTATAGTCAAGCTAACTTCTCGGACATTTGGAGTGACTATAACGAAGGTTCTTTCGCTGCTGCAATCGCAGAAATTGTAGCGTATCTTGGAGATAACTTACACTTTTATATTGACAGACAAACACAAGATAATTTTCTGTCTACTACAAAAGATCGCCAAGCTGCCATTGAATTAGCGGCACTGATTAATTATTTTCCTGGAAATCCTAGCCCAGCCACAGGAGAAATAACATTATCTCTAGATGTGGGCACGTTTGATTATGGAACTCCACTACTCAAAGGATTTCAAGTAAGTAACGGCAACGGAATTATTTTTGAAACTAACGACTCTGAGAGCATTTTATTTAATACAGCGAATATTACGCTCGATGTAACAGAAGGTGAAACAATTGCAGAAACTACTTCTGGAATTGGCCCTCTAGCTATAGGCAGCGGCTCGCCTTTCCAATCATACACACTGAGTAGAAAGAATGTAATTTTATCTAGGACTATAGCCGAGATTAATGACAATAGTGAATTAGTTGTTACAGTTGACGGTGACTTATATGACGTTACCACAACACTATCTACAGCCCAATCTACAGACAAAGTTTATACGAGTAGGACCAGCGATTCTGATGAGACCGTCATTACATTTGGAAATGGCGAGTTTGGAGTAATACCAGGAGATGGATCAGTGATCCACGCTACCTATAGAGTACTTGCTGATGAAGATCAGAGAGCTCTACAAAATAATGGCAACTTAAATATTGACACAGTAATACAACTAATCAGTTCTAGAACTGGAGTACTGGCTGTATCTAATGATTCCCCAATGACTGGGGGTGGCCCTAAAGAGTCTCTAGAAGAAATAAAGATTAATGCTCCAGCCAGCCTATCCGCTCTAAATAGAGCCGTGTCTTTGATGGACCACTCTATTCTAGCTAAGACTGTTACAGGAGTAGCAAAGGCTCTGGCAAGAGCCGGTGAAGGTAACTTTGATGTAGTAATACATGTTGCCCCAGACGGTGGCGGATTCCCAAGCACCACGCTCAAGAATTCCGTAGTTGCTTTCTTTGACGATAAAAAAATGGCAAAGACAACTATTTTTGCTAAAGACCCAATATACCAGCCAGTTCAAATCTCCCTGAAAGTTTTTGTTGAAGATACATCCAAACAGTCTGAAGTTGTCATAGCTATTACATCGGCCGTAAACGATTTATTTGACTTTGATAATATGGAATTTGGCCGCCCAGTTTTATTAAAATCAACTGGGTTTGACAGCGACTTATTCGACTTCAATGAATATCTAGAGAGTGTTGCAGGAATAAGTAAAGTTAAGATAAACAAATTTACTCTAAAGCCAGCTATGTATGAATTACTTGATTCAAATGCCGGTACCGCACACCTGAGTTCCAGAGGGACTGTCATCAGAAATCCAGCCAGGAACTATGAGTATAAGATTTTCATGCACACAGATACTGACTATATTTTACAAAAAGGTATTATCGGAAACTCTGCTACATTAAATGACACAACTATTACCGACCCAAACCTAGATCTAACATTAGAGTCTGGCACAAGTACAGATGCAGGGTCAACTTTCTTACAAGACTCTAATCAATATTTCCAGCCTAACGTATTTGCTGGACAGACTCTTATTGATTCTGCAGGAACGTTCTTCCTCATTGCGTCTAACACACAAGACACAATTACTGTAACCGCTGGAACTCCAGCTGACGGTGCTTATGAAGTAGTAGAGAGATTAGTCGGCTATAAATTAAATCCAAATACATTAAGAAGCGATGTCTTTAATATTGTAGCCAATACTGGAAGCTCGGTCTCAGTAGCAAGTGGACTAGGCGCAGTGACTTCTGCGGGAGATGAGTATAGAATCTACCGACCTGAAACAAATCAGTTTGGCACTAACCCACTGGCTAACACAGCACCAGCAACTACGGGTACGATTACTTCCTATACCTACGGAAGTGGAACACTCAATAGTGTGACCGATTCAGCTCTAGCTGGCGTATACGCTGATGATGCGTTTAATGGATACCAATATATCTTAACTGATGGAAATGGACAGTACGAAGTGACTACCGTTCTAGACTACACTGGAGTATCGGGTATATTTACTCTTGGTGGACCTAGCTCTATCACTACAGAACCTTCAGCTTCAGACGCTTATATATGTTCTCCAAAGTATATAATGGGATCTGATTCTGCGGTGAACACATCTTTATTCCCCGCAACAAGTACGGAGTTTGAGTCGTCTCTACTCATTGGAAAGGGAGATGATTACTACAATGGATCTGTCGTTAAATTCCTGACGGGAAGTAATGAAGGCATTGTCAGAAGAGTAAATGATTACGTCTCGGCCACAGGACACTTTACCGTGGATGGACTTCCAAATGCTCCATCACATGATGATGAGTTTGAAGTATCTTTTAACTATGAAGATGACGCCAAGACGATTGTGTTTTCTACCGTAATAGATTCTAACGGCGAAAATGGAGATGAGTTCCATTTTAATGTATCTGAATTAGTTGGAGACCTTATTCCTTCAGATATTCAGATTCTGCAGATCGACACAGACACAGATCTAGTGATTAATGCTATCGGGGGAACTTCTTAATGAGCCTAATAATTACAAGAATTCCTGAGAATCTAGATCCATATTTCACACAAATAG